CGTGCTCGTCACCGCCGTAGAAGAGACGTCCAGGATGCTCGTAGACCCGCTCATCGCCGCGAACGGGACTTGTGGCGTAGATGCTGAACGCTCGACGCCTTGGGCAAAAGCGTCCGCCGCGACAGCCATGCAGAGACTGATCAGCCAAAGTCTCGTCATGGACTATTCCTTGTAATAGGCCAGATTTACTACGGAGTCGGCGGACTGGCGGAGCATCTTGAGGGCGCTGATTTTTTGGCGGCCCGCGATGGTCAAAGCGTCACCCGCGTTGAGTCTTTGGCCGTTCGTCGCTGATGGGGTAGAGCCATCCATGGTGTAGTAGATGCCGTTAGTCAGAACATCGAGGGAGGCTGCGGACGCTGGAAAGGAGACGGCCCAGTAGTTCGTGTTGGAACCCGAGGTACCCGTGGTGTTCCGGACGGTGGCCGCCGTGGGGCTCAGCACGCTCGTTGAGATGGTGAGCTGCTCGGTGGCGTAGGGCTTTTTCTTAAAAAAGAACGCTGCATCAGACATGGGGGATCCTTAGTGGGTGCCAGGGCCAGCCGAGCCAGCTAGAACTTTGCCGGTGTGGCCCACAGATTGAATACCGGCGATCTTGGTGAAGTCGTCTGCGCCCTTGGCCCACGCCTGGTTGAGGACGTGCTGCCGCTGGGCTGCGGTATAGGAGGCGTTGTGCGCATCGATTTTGTTACGCATCGCCCGAGACATGCCCTTGAGGGGATCGATGGATTCGAGATGCTGGATCAGCGTATCGTCGAGGGGGAAGTAGCCTGCCGCAACTCGGTGTTCCACGCCGTTGGCCTTGCATCGTGAACAGCTCATCTCGCGGAGTTCCCGCAGCGGCACCTTCAAGGCGTTGTTGCATTTCGGACACGGCATGCGGTCGCCGTTGCGGACCGACATGACGTGGAAAAACCCGTCGCGAAGTCGGATGTTCTCGTCGTCCGTCAGCCCGGCGGGGAAGTTAATGATGCCGCGGGCGACCTGCTGCTCGATCTGAAATTCGTTGGCCGAGTTGGACCAGCGGATACGAAGGCGGCCTTCGAAGGTCGCGTGGAGACGGTCAACAAATTCTTGTGGGGCTTGGGGCATAGAAGGGATGGAGAGGTCGCGAGGGACGAAAAGAGACTATGTCACCCCCATTCCGGGGGTGACATAGTCTAGGCTAGATGGGTGGGTTAGGCTTCCTGCGCGATGATGCCCTGGATATGCACCAGCTGATAGCCATCCACGCCGTCCGAGACAGCGGTGAAGCCGTCGCCGATGACGTCGGTCGCGGTCGTCACGTAGACGTCTTTGTCGTCGACGGCCGTGGCCGTCGCGCCGAAGACCTTATCCGATGCGTTCGGGGAGACGCCGTGGCCTGCGCCCGAGGTCGCCGCGGTCCGGATGACGAAGGTGAAGAACACGCCCTTCGACGTCTTCTGGACCTTCGGGAGGGTGTAGTTGAAGGCGGTCGCCGAGTTCCACACGAAGGTCTTGCCGCTGTCGCTATCCTTCAGGGTGTAGGCCGCGGTCTTCACTTCGACGTCGCCACGCTGCCGCGGCGGAAACTTAATGCGCTTTGAAATATCTGCCATAGTCTGAGTCCTCTAAAACCGGTTGCCGCGTTAGGCGGCTTCCAATAGGGGGTAACGATTTTTCCGGAGATTACACGTTGCGTGGGCAACCTGTAGGTTGGTGGTGCCGTGCAGCCCGCCGGAAGCAAGCGGCATGATGTGGTCGAAGTGGAACTTTTCTACGCCGAGGTGTAACGGCGTATTGCAGATCCCACATGTGCCGTTGAAGTTGGACCAGACGGTTGGCCAGTCGATCTTGCCGATCTGACTGCCTTGGACTCTGGCTCTTCGCCGACCCTTGACTTCGGCTGTTAGGTGGCGTCCGTGTTCAGTGGCTCGGAACTTGTCCATGGAAGCTTTGATGCTTTTAGGATTCTTCTTACGCCATTTACGCTGGTAAAGCTTATTGTATTCACGAACAGCCTCCCGATTTTCGTCTCGGAAGACTTGGCGCTTTTCCAGTTCAGCTTCTCGGTTTTGGTGATACCGAGCGAGTTGGGCTTTCGCCAACTCTTCTTTTTTCTCAGCCCTGTAACAAGCTGTTCTAGCACGAAGACGTCTGCTTGCTTCTGGACGTTTGTTATAGGCCCGCATGTAGGCGGCCTTCTTTTGTTTCTCAGTAAGAAGGCTTGGGGAATCTGGAGTTTCCATATCCCCAAGCTTATCACACTAGGGCTCAGATGTCAAGTCTAATTCTAAGACCAGACCTCATTTACGCCCTTTAGCACACCATTCTGGTTGCGGGCCTTGCAGCCCACTTCCTGGTACACGAAGGCGGTCGCACCGTACGCATCGACGTCGCCGCCGCTGATACGGTAGAACACGCTGCCGTCCTTGTCCATGAAGTCCAAGGGGGCCATCTGCATCATCGCCAACGACGACGGCGAGATGGCGTAGAGGGCGTTACGGCGGCACTGGGTGTCGGCCACAATGGGCTTGCCATTGTAGGTCACGGCTTCCCAACCACCGTCGAGCTTCATCACGTTGTAGAAGACGCGCTCGTCCTGGCACATCTTGACATACGTGTCACGAACGGCCGGGTGGCAGTGGAACATCTTCAGGTCGCTCTCATCGATAGCCGACTCCGAGACGATCCGCGAGACCAGCTGCTGAATGAGCGTGAAGCTCAGGTCCGCCGGGCTCGAATCCGAGCCCAACACGACGGCCTTCCAATCCGGGTAGGTCGCCACGGCAAGACCGTGCAGACCGCCCGACAGAAGGTACGGATTGGCGTCATCAATGATCGCCTGGATGCCCGTCATTTCGGTGCCGAGCGTATCTTCCAGGACGAGGTAGTCACCATCGGCCGAGCCAGCCACGGAGCCGGTCCACGACACTGAGGTGGTCGCGGTCGACACGGCGCCGCGGGTCACGACGATGGAGTTGCCAAGAACGGTCGCGTGGTCCGACGCGTCGATCAGGTCGCAGGTCACGGCGCCGACCGGGAGGTGCGTGGTGCCATTGCCGAAGCTGTCGTCGACGGTGGCCGGGCTCGTGTTGTCCGCGCCGGTCCAGTAGGCTAGTGCGCCCGTGCCGTCACCATTGAGCTGGCGGTTGAGGCCCTTCTTGGTGTCGGTCATCACGTACTTCATTTCGCTTTCGAGCGCACGCAAGAACGCGCCCTTGTTCGAACGAGTCGCCGCGATGGCCTTGCCCGAGACGTTGATGCGGCTGTACAGCTGCTTCACCGGCACGATGGCGTTGATGTAGCCCTGCTGCCCGGCGGTCGGGAGCGTGGAGCCTTCCGCACGGCCAATCGCCGCGGCGTTGTTACGCGAGCGGTGGATGGCGATGACGAAGTTACCACCTTCGACTGGGACGATGTCTTTTTCCATCGCGCTCAGCAAGGGGGTGGCGTTGTTCAGAAGTTCCTGCAATGCGGGCAGGTACACTTCCTTGAGGATCGGGTCGGCTGCGGTATAGTCAAATGCCATAGTAGGGGAGTCCTAGCGGAGAGACTCGGCGGATCGCCGAGCCGGTTGGGGTTTGGGATTAGCCGATCATGGCCTGGGCCCGGGCGTGGAGGGCGTTCCAGTCGAACTTGCCATCCTTGCCGAATGCGCTTCCCGGCTTGTATTGTGCGGCCGGGGGCGGGGCTGAACCACTAGTCGGCGGTTCGAGCTTGGCATGGGCTTTCGCCACTTCATGCCGCTGTTGCGCGTCCACAAACTGCGCCTTCAACGTGGAGGTCCATTCTTTGGCCACCTGTTCGGTGAAGCTAATGGCCTCGTCCATGGACTGTGGGTCCATAGCCGCGACCTGGTAGCGAATGGATTCCTCGGCAAAGGGCAGGGCCTTCTTCAGGACCTGGTAGTCTGGCTTTGACAGGACGCCCGAAAGTCCGGTATTGTAGGCCGCGGCGTCACGAGCGACGGCCGCATCCGACTGGACTTTCTGCGTGGCCTGACCGAGCGACTGCATGAACTGGGCTTCCCGCGCTCTGTATTGCGCGTCGAGCTGTTCGACAGACTGCCGAATCGTGGACTGCACGTCACCCATCGTGGCGAGTTCGCCCAGGTCTGCGGCCACGGGGGCCGGTGCATATGCCTGGGGAGCGGGCGCCTGCATCTGGTACAGCACTTGCTGACGCATCTGCTCGACGGCGGCCTGCTGGGACTGCACGGCAGCGTATTGTGCTGCCAGTTCGCCTTCAGCCTGTCGCTTCTGGTCCGCCAAGTTCTGCATGCGCTTGGTGAACACAGATTCCCGAGAATAGCCGTTCCGGAGCTCAGACACCGGGACGAGCCGTTCCTCGCCATCAATCTTGACTCGAATCTGGCCGTCCTCTGGCAGGTCGAGGACTGTGGCTTCCGCGGGCGAGATGGCCGGGACAGGTGCTTCCACCGGGGGTGGAGTCTGTGCGGCCGCTTCGACGTTGGTCCCGCTCGGAGTGGGTGTCTCGACCTGAACCGGGGCTGCTACGGGAGCAGACTCGGGAGAGTCGTTTCCGGCGGGGTGCGCCATTGCTTTCGCCATGAGGGCGCTGTAGTTAATGGTCGCGGGGTTGATCGAGTCGGGGGCAGTAACAACGTTAGACATGAGTAGCGCTTGGCTCTAGTCCCAGAACGGGGTGCTAGGGAAACCCGACGTCTGGCCGCGCAGGCCGTGGAAGTGGGAGCAGACTAGGGATGTCGTCTGCCAGGACACAGGGACGCCCAGCTGGAGCCAGACGTCAAAAGGGAGTATACCACATCTAGGGGTGGTTGTCAAGACCCCCACTATGGATCTTTGCGGGGCGTTTGATTACGGGCATGGATTACCCCATCATCTGTGGCGGCTGTGGCATGGGCATCTCGGGCAGCTGGGCCGCCAGGGACTGCATCAGTTCGGGCGGGATCTCAGGAGCTGGGGCGTTCGGATCCCCCTGCGGGGGACCCTGCATCGGTGGGGCTTCCATGCCCGGCGGGGGCGCCGGAGGCGCTGGCGGGGGTGGGGGTGCGGGTGGCTTCTGGAGGTCCAGCAGTTCCTGGAGCTGGTCGCGGAGGCCAAACTCGCCAGACATCTTGAGGGCGGCTTCCTGGTCGATGTAGCTCAAGTGGATGATGGCGTGCCAGGCGTATTTGACCATGACCTCGGACGGCCACTCGGACGCTTCGGGTGACTTGAACAAATCGACGTGGGCCTCCCAGTGGATCTGGTGGTTTTCCCAGACCATGGGCTTGAGCAGGTCTTCGCCCTTGACCATGCGGATATTCTCGAACTGGGCCTGCTCCTGGTCGCGCTGTTCGCGGTCGACTTCGAAGTCGCTGTAGCCCATGCGGATCATATCCATGACGCGCTTGCGGGTGTTGGGATCTTTTTGGTCGCCGAACAGGCCGTCGCCATACATGCCACGGATCATATCGACGCGGACCGACCGCAACATCGGCATCATGGTGTCGGGCTCGATGCGGACATCCGCCTGCTCGTCCACCTGGTCGGACGAGAACTCGTAGACCTCGGGGATGTTGTTGCGGCCCGCGATGGTGATGAGTCGGGGAATGTTGTAGCAGGTCTTCATCAAGTGGCGGATCTTGATGTAGGCTTCTTCGAGGGCCATGGCGTTGCGGCCAATGGCGGGACCGTGGACCTGGTCGGCCGCTTCCTGTAGGAGGTTGGTTTGGAAGCCCGAGTTGGCGCCACCCGTGCCGCCGACGGCGGACGGGTAGATCAGAGTGATGTCGTCCATCTCCCGGCGAATCGTATTGAGGATGTTCCAGGCATCGCCGATGACGTTGGCGGGCTGGAGGAACGACGGGGCCGGGACACCCGGAATGGTGTTGATATCCAGGCGCTCACCCGCTTCGGAGGTGTAGGCACCCGGATCCAGGTTCAGCTGCTTCGACACCATGAGTTTGGGGAAGAAGTGCATCGCCATGTTCTCGGACATCTTGGAGCGATACTCGTTATATTCGCTGGCGAGGCCGACAAGCCGCTCGACAAAGGCGTCGGGCCAGAACTGGCCCGGGGCGATATCGTCCGTGAACTCGACGCACGGGTAGGGGTTGGTGTGGACATACTGGAAGTCGCCCGGGAGGGTGTCCTGGCGCTTCAGCAATTTTTGTCCCGCGACGATGACGTAGCGGCCCTGGGGGTAGAGGGCGCACGGTTTGGTGAAGGTCTCGATCTGGAGGGCGTAGCCACCGGATTGGTCGTCCAGGGTGTACTGGACCGAGCGTGAGGCCATGCCCTGTTGGCGGGTGCCCAGGTCGGCGATCTGGCGCTGATAGAAGAAGAGGTCGGCCGAGGTAGATTCCGTGGCGATGGGACCGGCGTTGGGGTGGTTCTTTTCCAGATCCTTGACGGGGATGAGGCGGGCCCGCATGATCTCGGGCTGGTCGCACAGGAGTTCGATGCCCGGGTCTGCCGGGAGGAATTCGAACGCCGACCCGTAGTCCAGCTCGACTTCGCCGAGAATGGGCTCACGTTTGCCGTCCAGTTTGGTGGGGGCGTAGGCGACCTTGTCGGCGTCGTAGCGGAACCACCAGAAGGCCTTGCCGGTCAGGGGCACCCACTGCATGGCTTGCATATACTTGGCACGCATGTTGCCCTTGCGCGTAAAGTATTCGAG